TACGCGAAGTCTATATTCGCTCACTACGTCTGTTGGGTCTTTTTCCAGCGATTGCTGTAACATATACATTTGCTGCACCATAGCCTGCGGGTCAGACATAAAATCCTGCATATATGGTGCGTTGCGTGTATAAGCGCGGACAGCGGCGGCATTAGCGTTAGGTGTTACCTGCTGTTGTTCGGGGCGTAAACCATAGCCCTGTCCTGGCGTATTAGCCATGCCGCCTTGCGGCGCATAATTTACGCCAGTGTCACTCATGGTCATTGGCGATCCATAGCCAAGCGTCGGGCCAGGATTCTGACCCATCCAGTATGGATCGGGGTAAGATTGTGCAGGCGTCGACGCTGCGGGTTTAGCTTTCTTATCAGCCATTATGAGGCCATCCATCCAGACGATGCGGAGCCTTGACCATAGCTGACGCGGCGCTGGTTGTCTACTCGTTGCTCGCGTCTGGCGACAGGAAATGCGAAGGTTACCGCTATAGCGTCCGCTGCGTCAGGTGAGGCCAGCCCGCGTGACTTCATGTCCTTTTTAGACTCTAAGAATATCGTTCCCTTACTGTCCGGCTTCATCATAGGCCCGATGAGGTCTGACTTCAAATACCTGTCCTTCGGTATGCTTGCGTCCTTCAGCCAGTCCTTCATCGCGCCCCACATCTCCGCGCGTTTGTTGCCATACATCATAGGCTTTGTGCTCTTGTTGCCGAAGTTCACCCCGCGCACCTTGTAGCGCTGCTCCTTCAGCCGATCCACGACGCCCGCGCCGAGTCCGCCCTCGTCGATCACGACCAGCGCGGGTTTGTATTCCTCTATTGTATCTATCACTCGTCCAACGACTTCCATTGTGTCGTCGCCACGGTGCCGTCGTATGCTCAGTATGTCGCGGCCTTGCCTTATGGCGATGACGGTAGCGTCGGCACCAAAGCGTGCTGGATCCACTCCGACCACGATGGGCGCGGACTGGTCGGATATAGCGGGACGTTCCATTGCCTCGTCAACCAGCGCGTTTCCGATGAACTGGTCGTCGCTCGCGTTGGGGAACTGACCGTAGACTTCGACGTGCGCGGCGCTTGAGTCGGGGCCATACTCGTCAATGATCTGTTGGTAGACGGCCTTATCCGTGCCTTCGACGGAGCGGGCATCGACAATTTTATTTCGCCAAAAGTCTCGCTTGGAGTTAAAACACTCATAAAAGTAACCAGAGTTACGACGGGGGTTGCTGAAGCACAACCAAAAGCGATTAGGGGTATTTTCCGTAAAAAAGCCCGCTGCAACTGACCAGATACTATCATCAATTCCGCTCGCCTCATCAAATACCAGCATGACACCCGCGAAGTTATGCACGCCAGCGTAAGAGTCTGGATTTTCTGCACTCCACAACCGCCCTTCTACGCTCCAATAGCGCGTTCCTAGTTTTAGATCCCGCTCGACCAGCTCTGCTATCCACTTCGCCGGTAGCACCCGTGTTGCGGATACCTCGAACCAATGACTGTGTATCGACATACTCAGCCACTTGGTGATCTCAGCCCAGGTGACGCTACGTAGCTGCGCTTCTGAGTTAGCTGAAACTATCGTGGTAGAACCTATTCTTGTCGTCAGCATCCAGATTGTCAGCCATGACACCAAGGCAGACTTACCGATACCGCGACCTGAACTGACTGCCATACGCAGCGTCTCAAAGTCTATCTTGCCGTTGTTTGCTTTGATGTGCTCGCGTAATTCTGTCAGAATTTCCCGTTGCCATTTACGCGGGCCTTCGAAGTGTTCAAGGGGCGTATTCGGTTTCTTCCACGGGAACGCTAATCTGACGAAGGCCAGTGGATCGTTCTTCAGCGTCGGATTCCACAGCGTCGCCATCAAGCGCTGTTCTTCCTCCGGGCTGTATATAGTCGTTTGCATCTATGATCTGCCCTTCAATCACGCGCTGTTGCGCTTCTTGTAGCGCCGCCGTGATGCTGATCGTCTGGTTAACTTCTACGCTGACAGCCTGTTTGGCTACCCAGTTGTGAACATGTTTCAACACATCTAGCGCCGCTTTGGTGTCGCCAGCCATAGCCGCATTACGCAACACATCAGCCATTTCCATTTCGCCTTCAGCGCGGCCTTTGATCTCTGCATACTCCGCTATCGGGTCGAGCTGTATTAACCGCCGATACTCAGTCGGCAGCATACCAGAAGCTAACGCCAGTGCGTCGCCCTTGAGTCCGCGTTTAGCGGCTTCATAAATCTTTTCTAGCCGTGCTTCGGTTGCCCGTATTTCGCGCGGCTCATGGGGGATGGAACTAAAGCCACCATCTGCATAGAAAGCCATAAAAAGTTTTATAGCACACAAAAATAAAAAATAAAAAAGTTTGTGCAGTCCCTGCGTAGATATTCCCAGACTGCTCAAGGCCCAGCCCCCCTGTCTACAATCTCCAGTATACAATTACGTTTACATAAACTAAGTAGACATTTAGTTTAGGGCAATTAGGGCAATCGCATTTCAAGTCGCAACCGCATCACTGGGGAATTCCCAGGGGAAGTTTGCATCGGTGCTGGCGGGGCGGTTAGGGCAGCTAAACGCCCAATCACCCTAAAATATCGCAACACCTACCCTAATCAGGTATCAGAAAGGTAACTTATAAAACCGCATATAACGCATTGATAACGCCTGAACATCAGCGATTTTAGGGCAATTAGGGCAATCGTTTTCGGCGACATCTCCTATAGTAATACAATTACTAATATACCAATTATATAGACTATAATATAAGATTTAAGATTAATTATTATTGATTACCCTAATTACCCTAAAACAGAACATTAATTAGCAATTACAAAAAGATGCGCCGCCCCACACGATTGCTCTATTTTGCCCTATCACTACCCGTTTAGGGCGATCGCCTTCACTTTTCATTTACCTTAAATCAGCCCCCGATAAAAAAGATCTTTACAACTTATCCCCATACGTGCTATTTGTAACAAATCAACAGGAGATAGCAACATGCAACATGATCGCCACGTTCAAGCTAACAATGTAATGATCGCCATTTATGCAGCGCTTAAAGACAGCGAAGCATCTTTAATTAGAGCCAGCGCCACTTGGGCTTGGGGTGTTGAACCATTATTTTCGGAGGGTTGAGAGATGAGAACCATGCAGATTATAGAGACGATAGTATTCACGATAGCTGCCACGTTATTCGTCCCGATGATGGCGCTGGCGACACTCTACTTCGTATACTGAGAGGGTAAGATCATGACACACTTCGAAACGATCCACACATTCAAGACCGCGCGGCTAACAATCGAGACGGCTGTTGCGCCGGAAGATTTTGAGCCTGATTGGGATTTCGAGAACGAACAATACCGCCAAGACACGCTGGAAAAAATAAACAATGGTGACTTGTCATGGTTTCAAGTGCGCGTGCGCGTGCTACTCGACCACAAATTTGAGGTAGGCGCTGATTATCTTGGCGGCTGTTGCTATGAGACGACAGAAGAATTTATACGTGATGCGTATTGGCGCGACATGGTGCATAGCGCATGTTCCGAGGCGCGCAACTATCTCACCAAATATCGCACGCCATTGATTGTGCGCGCGGCCTAAGTGTAACAAATCAACAGGGGGACATAATAATGATTAAAGCATGGAGACAACCGACCAAAGCAGAAATTAACTTTGGCTATGGCGCTATTCATTACGCCGAATTTGACCGCGAGCTGTGGCTGCGCAAAGACGGCAAACTAAAAAAGTGGATAGTCTCGCCATATGACGGTTTACGCTATTACCGCTAATCTGTAACAAATCAACATAGGGGAATAAGATCATGCGAACGACTTTTGATTTTTATTATGATCCTGGTCACGGCTGGTTAAAAGTAAACACCCGCGACTTGTTCGCGCTGGGGTTAACGCCGAGCGATTTCAGCTCTTATTCATACCGCAATAATGATGATCTATATTTAGAAGAGGATGCTGACGCAACAAAGTTTATTGTGGCTTATCGCCAAGCTACAGGTAATGATCCTAAATACCGCGAGCGCGGCGCGGGCGAACGGCAATCAAGAATTAGGTCATACGCGCGCAATATGTAACAAATCAACATAGGGGAATGACAATGAGCGATTATAACGGCTGGACAAACTATGCAACTTGGCGCGTCAACTTAGAGATCTTTGATGGATGGGATCCATACGATTGCGGGCACGATAGTAGCACAAGCGCCTATGATCTTGGGTTAGCTCTTAAAGACATAGCAGAAGAACTGTTAGCCAATGACGGCAAAGGATTAACCTTTGACTACGCAATGGCGTTTCTGTCTGATGTTAATTGGACAGAGATCGCGCGTCACATGATCAAAAATTATTCGGAGGCGGCATGATGCTGACAGTCTCTCTCAACATAGAAACAATCGACGCAATAATCGCATGGATTGACAGCCAGCCAGCGCCTCTCCCGTGGCATATGATCGACGCGCGCGAGACGCTGAAAGAGGAACTAGATAACGAATGGGAGCGCCGCGCGGATGATTTCTTTAGCTATGGCGGCGAGAGAGCTGAAAACGATTAAGGGGAAAACAAATGAAAAAACGCGATTATTACCGCCTTTGTTTGCGTCAGCCGGTGGATTGGCTGCAATCAAATTTAGACAACCCTAGCCAATATCAAACGCCTATTCACCTAGCGTTAATTCGTTTGGCTATTCGTAACATGGAGCGCAACAAATGAAATTCACATATTACTTTGATGAGCTGGAGATCATTAAAAATTATGCCGTCATGGTAGCTGGCGAAGTAGATGTAGATTATCACATTGCGCCAGCCGAGCCGGATGTTGGCATATCCGAGCCTTACATTGACGATATAGACATAACGTCCATCGTCTTAAACAGTAACAAGAAAGACGTGCCAGCTCTCAACATCAGCCAAGATCACTGGCTGTATAAGATGATCTATGACGCGCTAATTGATAGCGAAGATTTGATTTACGCTTGTGAACAAGACGCAGCCGAAGATAAGAGGGATTACTAATCATGTCTAAGATGAAAGACTATTACGAATTTCTGCAAATGCTGTATCGCCTCGACACCGACGCCTTGCGCGTCATGCTGGAATACGAGTGCGATGACTTCAAACGCAAATTGATCGAAGGCGAGATAGGGGCGCGATCATGAGATACGAATTTGAATTTGACACTATCGGCGAACATTGGATTACATTTCGCGGCGTCGTGACATACGACATTGAAATGACGAAAGACGAATGGCCTAAGCCATTCATCACGAATATTAATATCGAGGAATGTAAAATTCTATATTCTCAAATCTTACCCGATGAAGACGACAACCCAGGATGGCGCGACGCCAGCCCAAAAGAGCTGGAATATATAGCGGCGCACAAGGATTTTATACGCGAATTAGATCGCCATTGGGGGGAAGATGCGCCATGAGCACATATGATGATGAATATATAAGACGACTAGAACGTGAAGTGAAATCGTTAAAAAAACAATTAGAAGCCGCGCGCGATAGCATAGGAATATATGACAACTATAGAACCGCGCTGTTTTCTTTTGTTCAAGACCCGCCAAAAATGACGCTAGAAACAGCAATTAAGCAAGCAAAAAGAGCGTTAAGAGGATTAGAAATATGAAAACAGGCGCACAAAGACAACTCAAAGACCCCAGCGCGCTCACCCCATACGAGCAGCGCATATGGGAGTTACGCCAGCAAGGGTTAGACAATCATCAGATCGGCGCGGCTATGGAGCAATTACCGGCAAGCGTAGCCTCGCGCATGAAAGCCATAAAAGAGAAATTGGAATTGCAAGATGCGCTACGCATGGTGGGATAGAGCGACAGAAAAAGAGGGTGATGTGTTCATACGCGACATAATCGCGGAAGTAGCTGATGAATTTCAGCTATTCCCGTCAGATATTGTAAGCCACAAAAGGCGAAGCAAGATCGTCAGCGCGCGGCATAAGGCTATGTATCGCGCACGACAAGAAACAGACGCGAGCTACCTAAAACTAGCGCGCATATTCAAACGCGATCATACAACCGTTATCCACGGTGTTAGATGCTGGAAGGCAAAGTTAGATGGCACACAATACAAAAGAACAAAGCGCCCTAGCGGTGCTGATAACAGTAATAATCGAAGTTCTACTGGGGCTTAAATGATGTTTACATACCAGCTAATCGACCCCGCCCTGCTATACGATGGGCTAGGTATCTGCTATTAATTGGGGACGTGTTGACCTCCCCTAGACTTGGCCCTGCGCTTAACGGCGCGGGGTTATTTTTACGAACTCATTGGCTGGCAAGATGTCCTGACCAAAAGGTTTTCGCGGCTCCTGCATTTGATAGAAGTTATAATCGAGCAAATATGGTAAGATGCGCGGCATCAGCCATTCACGCATAGCATTTGTTGATGCGGCCACTGGCGCGGGCTGATAAGGGGCCGTGCGGCCATAGGTAGCTGCATCATGGGGGAGAGTAGCTTGGAACGCCCGAATCCTATCCCAAAAGTCTTTATTGGCGCGCTGATCGCCACCTAGATACCCAGAGATCTCATCCATGACAGACACCGAATTCGAGCGGCGCTTGAAAGCGCTGCAACAGGAAGTAAGCAGCGCCTATCTTAAAGGATACGAGGAAGCTAGGCAACGCTCACAATGGACGATCAGCGCCGCCGTTGACGAAAGCAACCGCCTTCGCTTGGCGCTCGAAGAGGCGCTGGTTGGTGCGGACGAAACAACAAAAATAAAAATTCTTGAAACATTGCGAAGAAAATCATAGCCAAACCCTCCAAAGGGTCAGACCATGATCCCACCGTTTCTCATAAATGTCAACGGCATAGCCCCTCTTTGCAGGTGTGATAGACGATTTTAGTTAGCTCACACCCACTTAGGCTTAGACTTAGGCATAGGGACAACATTATTGTCTTTAGGCTTCTCATCGTCTTTAGGCTTCTCATCGTATTTAACCTTATTCTCTAACATTTCCCTGAGTTTAGATTTTTTATAATCGGCTAACATGTGCGGCGCGCAGAATATGTGCTTCTTGGTCTGATATTCCGGCGTTCCTACAGAGCCGCAATCAATCCAGCCTGCTTCCTTGAGCGCCTGAAACAGCGCCGCTGGCGGTATCTTCATTTTAGTAGCTGGCGCTTTAGTTGATACAGCTAGATCTTGACAAATCTTATGGAATGGACTGCCAATAACTTCACGATCAAATGGCGGCTCTTTGTTTCTTATCGCGTCTAAGATGTAACTTTCAGCCAGCGACATGCCGCTCTCGATCAGCGAGGCTTTATAATCGGTCAGCGGCGGCATCATGCCAGGATTAAACTTAGCCACGTCGCGGTCGTGTAACCACTGAGCGATAGCGTTGAAGCCCTCGCGCTGATACCATGCCGCCATAGCCGCGCCATCGCGTGGGTGCATACGCGGTGCAGTAGACCACACGCAGAACCAGCGACGGTCGGTTGACTCAAGCGTGATCGGCAGACGATGATTTGTAAACGCTAGAACGAATAAACGGTTGAGCATGTAATAGGGATGCAAGCCCTTACGGTTGATCGAGATCAGATCCGGCGGCGCAGCGATAAGCGGCTTAAGTTGGTTAGCCAGCGCGCGGCGTTCGACGGCCTCGCCTTCCTTTAACTCGTTGAGGACAACGATCTCGCTTTCTAAAAGATAGCCCCACTGATTGTTAATTAGCTCGTTCTTTATCAAGCCATAGTTACGATGAAACGGCCCGCATATACTCCAGATAAACGGTGCCCACATAAGATCCTTACCAGCGCCTTCATCGCCGCCGTGTAAGACCGCATGGTTTATTTTAATCTTAGGCTTTTGCAGCTTGAACGCCATCATATCAAAAATATGTTCACGCTCGCCAGTCTCAGGGACAAGCAGCTCACAATGCTTGTGCCAGCGGTCTATACTCGCGGTTGACGGAACGATAGCTGGGCGCGCTTCAAGCCATTTATTGCCATAGACAAGACCATCGCGCGTAATCGTCGCATTCTCACCCGATGCGTAAGTGATCTCATCGACAATCTCTGCTCCTTTGGCTTGTCTGTTTTCATCATAAAAAGTCGCTGCCTCAACTTTGCGCCCTGTGTGAACTGATATGCACTTAGTCCCACGGTAGATGGCGTTAAACGAAGGACGCGACACCTCACGCCGCGTCACCTTATTAAAATAACCATCATCAGTTACAACATAAGCCCACTCATCAAACCAAGTCGCGCGGTCTTCTATAGCCTCAGTGCGTCGTTCTGCATCTTCTTGACGAACCTTAGCGTCGTCGGGAAATATATCGTTAGGTTCGTTATTGGCGCGCAGCTTTTGACCAAGCTCTGATATAAGCTCACTACGTAGCCCTTGCTTCTCAGATGGGCCACCATTATCAGCGACCCATTTTAAAAAATAATTGCTGTCGATCTTATCTCTGCAATGACCGTGAAAACAAAAATAAGATCTCGTCGCAGCGTGATAGCGTCCTTCAATGCCTTCGCTGTGTTCTTCATGGTTAGGACAGATAACGCTGCGCCAGCCTTCATTGTTGATACTCGTTAAGATTAAATTATTATCGTTCAACCATGCGGTGATGTTATCATTACCTGTATCTTTAATCTTTATAGGACGACCGCTCGTTGTATTGGCTTCACCTGGCGTTACATTAAGCGCGGTGCAGATCTGTTCAAGCGTAAACAAACGATCTGGATTAAACTCAAGTAATTTAGCTGCAAAATTGTTGCGGCCACGCTTTAAATTAACACTGCCTGGCATACGGAAATTACGAACTGGATTATTTGCGCCTTTGTCAGTGTAAAGCGCATCAGCTATGGCGTTAATCGCTGCGCTGAACTCATTCGTTGTCGGTTGGTTATCTGGATCAAAAGCATAGCCCCACTGAATAGATCCTTCAGATGTTTCCATCTTCCAAGTAGGTTCAAGCGGCGGTATGATTAACTGACCATAATCTTTCAATGATCCAATGTCGTCTAACATCATAACAAGAACGTAGTCGCAGTTAGCGGCTGATGCGCTTACTTTACCGTCAACGAAACGCTCTTTTATATAACAGCCTGTGTTACCATACCAAGAGTCGCCTTCTTTAATGCGCGCTTGTTCAGGTAAAAACGCAGGATAAGTAGACTCCGGCGTTCCGTCGGGGAAGTAATGCACTTCACCGTCACGTTTCTTTAATATCTGTTTAGTAAAAAGCGCTGTCTCACCATCGAATGAAAGGCTTTTAAGAAAGTCAACAAAAGTCATTTGCCATACCGCCCCATAACGGAAACTTCTATATTTAATGGTAAACCTTCCGCCCATGACGGCGGCGTTTTCATTATTCGTTCTAATGCTTTTTGTGCTTTGTCTGGATTATCTGTTTCAATAACAATTTCATCGTGAACGTGTAGAACAGTATCAAAACCTTCATCATCAAGGCAGCGTAAAGCATGGCGTAAAATATCTGCGGCGGTAGCTTGTGTAATATTTTCACAAGCTAATCCTTTCCATAGTCTTGCACGCGGCCATTGTTTAGCGTCGGCGCTAGGCTTAAATGACGCTTTAGCGTATGTTACCTCTTCTTTGGCGCTATTAAAATCGGCATACGGATAGCACAGCCTGCGACCCGAAGGGAGAATATACCAAAGGTGTCTATTCTGCCGCAAGTATTTTACGCGGCCTGCTTCAAACTCCGTGTCGTCATTTCGCATAGCGCTTGTGTAGGCTTCTTGTAACGCAGACCAAAAGTCAGCGGCCCAATCATTAGCCTTTCGCCAACCGATGACCATCTGGTTTGCTTCAGTTTCAGGCAAATCAACGCCGTAGATGCGCCCCATCGCAGCGAACGCGCCAATACCGCCAGCAAATCCACACGCAAGCTCTTGAACTTTACCGATCTGTCGCTGATCTTTTGTTACTTGATCTTCTGTTATATTAAATGTTTTAGCCGCGTTTACTTTATAAACATCAGCGCCCGTCTCAAACAAAGTTAGTTTGGCTTGACCGTTATTGGACAACCACGGAGTTATACGGGCTTCAATGGACGCCCAGTCTGCTACTACAAACTTTTTGTTAGTGGCTGGTATTAACGCGGGGCGTAACATACCCTTGAGCACATCTGTGACGCGCTTACCATGTATAGGCACTATCGGTTTACGACGCACCATATCTTGACGAACTGAGTCTGGTTTGTCTGCACACTTACGTGCGAAGTTATGCACTTGCGCGCCGTATGATGACGCTCTGCCCGTGGCGCTGCCACCTGCGAATACAAACGCGCCGCGCACACGGTCGTCATCTCCGGCGAGTTGTTCAAGCCGTTTGAACTTAGCGACCGAGGACGCCCACATATCATCGGCGCATTGTATGACCTCAAGGACATCGGGCGGCACTTGGTCAGGGTCGCCCATTGACAACAGCGCGGCCCGCACGCTCTTGTCGATAGACGGCTTGTCGTTCTTGACCGCCAGCGCACGCGCATCTGGCCCTAGCCGCGCTAACACCCACTCGCGCATCTTAGGACTGCGGACAGATGTGATCGCGCCTTTGGTTATATCAACCACGCGTTTTTGAATATCAACAATCTCTGCATCAGAATAAAGCAGCGCGGCTTTGCACAGCTTGACATCTACGCGCACGCCTCTGTCGTTGATGCGTTCGTTGACGTGATAATCGGTTAGCTGTTCTTCACTCAACGGTTCGATGCGTTGGCTGAAGTCTCGCATAGCGCGAACGTCCTGCGCGCAGTATCTAATTAGACCTTTCATATCTTCGTCAGTGCCTTTAAACGGTGGTGTGCAGAGCTTCTTAACAAGCGCGCCGCCTTTGTGATCTTTACGCATTGACGCGCCCATGAAGCGCCCGACATCTTCTAACGATCCTGGCATACAGTTAGCGCGTGCCTGTGCAGAGGTGCAGTAAAAGCGATCTATTGGCATCGGCATACCAAGCACATGCTCTATGATTAGTCGCTCGAAGGCTGCGTTATGCGCGCAGATTTGATGGTCTGGAGCGTTAGCGAATATCTTACGCATCTCCGACACGTTCGTCGTGACGTTGACGCTCTCATCATTAAAAGCAAAGGCCATGCACAACACTTGCGTCGAAGGATGACGAGCGTAGTTATATACGCCCGCCACCTTCAGATCGCACTCGCTCCGCGTTTCAAAGTCTAACCAGATCATTTTGGCGCATCATATCTTGTGCCGATAGTCTGGCCGTAACGGTTGCTGTAATACATGCCATACTCATCGCCTACGCCCGCCGCGACCATGCGCCCATTGCGGTCATAGATGAAAGTTTGCTCGCCGTAGTTCATCTCAGTGAACCTCTCCACCTCCTGTGCGTTCAAAGGCTGTGCGATAAGCGTCAACGATGCGGTCAAGAACAAAAAGTATCTCATCTGGTTTCTCATGTTTGTCAGAGTATTCTTTAATGGTGAATAGTAGATCGCCCATCAGTTGCTTTAGTCGTGTTTCTTCGTCACTCATCCCCACTCTCCCGAATAGCGGCGCGGACGTCGCCGCACACTGTTTGTAATCCTTGCCAAATTTCGTCTAATCTTTCTCGCAACATCTTATTCTCAGCGCGGAGACTTGCGTTTTCAGTTAGCAGCCGAGCGTTCATCTCAGCCTGCGCGTAAAACTTCGCAATCTCGCGCTTTACATCCCGCAATTCTGCGCTGTCACCCATAACCGCTGTCTTTACGTCGCGGCGCAGCGTTTCATTCTCATCGTAGAGTTGTTCAATTTGATGCGCTGCGTCATAATAAAGGTTTGGCTTTTCTTTTATAATCTCAGCATTTACCGCGCGATTTAACAGACGTTTAATAATATCTCTTACCCGTTCACGGTCGTTATCTTCGCTTCCCATACGACTGACTCCTCTATCTTCGTTGGATCTTTTGCGTCTTGCGTTAAGAACTGCGTTTTGATCGGGCCAACGCCAAGCGCCATCCAGTAACGCGCGCCTGTTGCGGGCTTGCCGTTCCAGTTCTGTAGATAGGTGAACTGAATCACGTCTTGGTAATACACGCCCATCACATTGATCTGTGATATGTGTTCTTCAAAATGCACAATCTGCACGCCCTTACTTGCGGCTGGGGGCCAACATTTAAAAAAGTCAAACTTTGGATAGTTGATATAATCAGACCCAACTTCCTGAAACTCGCCCCAGCCTATCGGGGGGTTAAGAACAACTTTCTTGTTACCCGGATAATCATCGCGCCACTCAGCGACGCCAAAACCTGTGCGGTATTGATAATACCACTTGTTCAGCCATGTGCCTGCGCTGTCGTAGTTGTTATACAACATGCTGTCGCTGCCCTTGTCGTAACTAAACACAGACGTAAACGACGGCGTATCCGGCGCAGAGTAATCGAAGCGACGTAGTTCGCCTGACTTGAAGAACGGCCAATAAGCCGGAACGAAAAGTTTATCCGCCACAGCGCACCTTATCCTTTGCTAGAGCTAGTCTTGTCCGCGCTGCGCTTGGCGATATGCTCAAGATCACCGCGATGTCTTTACATTTAAAGCCCTTACGAAACAGATCATACACCTGTTGTTCTTTGGGCGTTAGACGTGTTGCGTCGTTCCAAACTTTACGTTCGGCCATCTTCTTATCTTTCTGTTTGGAAGTTAACGGGGCGGCCCGATGTCACGCGAATACCGCCCCGCAATCCATCTAGGAGACGATCATACCTAGATGAATATCAGCTACGGCGGCGGCGCACCGTGCTTGCCGGTTCAGGTATCACATCCTCACCGGCGCTGCCGTCTAAGCCGATCCACTTAATGATCTTAAATACAGGAGTGTAAACACGACCATAAACCTTATGTGCGTAGTATTCACTACCAAGTTCTACCAGCGGCACAATCGCTTCAGGATCTGAGTCAGATTTATCCGCTACTTGGTGCATAAGCGCTGTTAGGGCGCGCTTACCACCAACTGACGTTGTTGAGAAACGCGCGTTTAACTCTTCATCAGAGCCTTGCACACATTTCACAGCCATGCCCAGTTGGTTTTCCCAACCACGCGCAGCGCCACTAGGAGGTGGCCCAAGATCTACCGAATCAAGATCGACATTTATCGGATACATCTTCTCAGCCAATACTTCGCCTTGGCCCCAAGCAATAAAGCCGTGAACAAAAGAGAAAGGATTGACCGCCCATACGCTAGTCTTCTCAATTTCAGTCTGGTCAGCGCCGACGACCCAGTGGCCGGTCTTGTCCATCTTGATAATTGCTGCGTTCATAGGCGCAAATTCGGATTTAACCGAACGCAACACCTGTGAAAGATTAGCTATTACGTTATGTTCAACATTAAACTTTACTAGATCAGACATTACTTCACCTGTAGTTTAAGTGTGGCAGCACGGATGTGCTTACCGAGTTGCAACACGGCTGGACGCGGATCTGACTCCGGCGCAATCGTGTTACCCGTTGAAACAGCAACGACGTGATCTTTTGGCAACTCTAGCTTGTGTTTCTTCAACACCTTCTCTAGTTGCGCGGGCGATCTCAACTTCGTCTCTGTTAATTCATCAGATTCAAGTCCCATTTCTCTAAGAGCTTCCAATGCGCCTTCGTCGTTGACCCACTGACGTGTGGCGCGCTTTGGCACAAGTTTAAATCCTGGGATGGCAATGTCGTTTTCAAGCGCCTGTTGCGCCATCTCACGCACAGATTTGATCCAGTCCTCAACACGATCTGCAATAACAAGCGCATTACTGTAGCCCTCTGGCGATATGCTGTTCAGTTGTATCCGTAACGCGCGCTCAGTCTCGCCCGTCATAGCAGGACATATTGGCTTGGCTGGACACCACTTGCAATGATCGCCAATCTTAACAGGCGCGTTAGGACGCAGCGCTGTTGTAACGGCGTCGTAAAGCTCACGCTCAAACGCTTTGACGCGACCTGGCGTAGTAGTCCAACGCTTTACATATGGCGGCTGGACAATGATGCACTCTATTTCAGTGACGCCCTCAAACGCCCAACGGGCTTCGTCAGTCCGCATAGCCGCAGCGGCATAAAACAAAAGCTGATGGTTCTCGACAGCATCCACCGCCACCCCATCACCAAACTTCCAATCGAGAACAACTGCACGATTGCCAATACGACCAATGAGGTCACAGGATCCGAATACGCCAGCTAGATACCCTCCAAAGGAGACGGAAACTTCAGTCTGAAATTCCATCTGTGTGTCAGGATCAATCTCATTCAGCGCGTCAAGGGCAGGGCGTAGTTTACGCTCAATGAGATCATCGCCAAGACCGAAATCATCAACAGATGCACCATGAGATAAGATCTTGTGTATCGCATCATGTAAGAGTGATCCTTCCTCTGCATATTTTGATGATGGTCTTGGGGGAACGGATTGCGCGAGCTTAACAGAGCCAGGGCAGTTCATTACGCGCTTTGCAGTTGAGCCGCCGACTATATCCGAGTGCATTGTATATTACCTTTCTGTGATTTGCATACTAGACAATTTATTACGGATGTGTCAAATAGTTTTTTATGACTGATTTGGAAAAAGATATTGAACGCTACTTTGTTAAGTCCGTTCAATCACTTAACGGCGTTGCGTTTAAATTTAACAGCCTGTCAAATCGTGGCGTTTCTGACAGAATTGTCTGTTTACCAAACGGCGAAACATGGTTTGTAGAGTTAAAACAAGATGGCGGCAAGCTATCGGCGTTGCAAAAGATATTTGCCGAAGACATGAAGAAATTGAATCAGCGTTATGCGTGCCTCTGGAATCGTGAACAGGTAGATAGATGGACTTACGACCGTATCAACATGAAGCCGCAGACTTCCTCTTCTGTCAAAACAGAGCAATGATTCTTGCGCCGGTCGGCGCAGGTAAGACCGCAATTACGTTAACCGCAATGACAGAAATGTTGGCGCGAGGTTTTGTGCAACGCTGGTTAGTGCTTGCCCCAAAGCGTGTTTGCACTGATGTTTGGCGACAAGAGGGGCAGAAGTGGTGCCCTGAATTTGATATATCTGTTGCAGTTGGCACGCCAGCGCAACGCAAAGCCGCCTTCGATTCTGACGCCGACATTGTGGTGACGAACTATGACAATATTCCTAGCATTGATCCCACTGGCTTTGACGCTGTGGTTTTTGATGAGCTTACGCGATTAAAAAACCCAAGCGGTAAAAGGTTTAAATACCTATTAAAGATACTTGACAAGTTTCACATCCGTTGGGGCTTGACAGGATCGTTTACATCGAACGGCCTAGAAGACGTATTCGGCCAGTGCAAAGTTGTTGACCAGAAGTTGTTAGGCCGCAGCAAAGGCGCGTTCCTGCAACAGTATTTTTACTGCGTTAATCGAGACTATCAACAATGGGAACCGCTGCCGGAAGCGCTCGCGCATGTCATGGCCGCGATCAAACCAGCGACATATGTGCTAGAGGCTGGCGAATATAAAGATAAGCTACCGCCGTTAAACGTCATACCGATGCGTTGCGATATGGATTTAGCGCCGTATAATAAAATGAAAAAGGATTTTGTCCTTGAACTTAGTCAGACCATCAGCGCTCCAACGGCGGCGGTTGTTACGCAAAAACTTCAGCAACTTGCCTGCGGCTTCATTTACGGACTGGATAAGCCGGAATGGATCGGATCCCATAAGTTTAATCTGTTGGATGAAATACTCGAAGAAAATCAACGAGCAAACACAATTATTGTCTACAATTATAAAGAAGAACTAGCAGAATTAAAAAGACAATATCCACAACTCTCTACTATGGACGATGAAAATGTCGTTGACAAGTGGAACAAAGGTGAACTGGAGCTATTGGCCCTGCATCCAAAGAGCGCAGGTCACGGGCTGAACTTACAGTTTGGCGGCAACAAGATCATCTTTCTATCGTTGCCATGGTCGCTTGAACTTTACGAACAGACCATCGGACGGTTGCACCGTAGCGGGCAGACAAAAGAAGTGTGGTGTTATGTTCTGATCTGTAATAAGACTATTGACGAGCGCATCTACGCAAGTCTGCACGACAAGCGTTCGTTAGCGGAGTTAGCCTTAAATGAACTGGCGTGAATTGAATGAAGTCCTGACGGACTACACGGAACAAGAGGTATTGGATCTCTTGGAAGACGAGCGCAAGAACGCTCGGCGGTCTACGGTCATTATACGTTTGCATCAGCGTTACACGACGTTGCGAATGTTGCGTGAGCGAGCCGAACTAATAGGGGAAATAGATGAATCCGCACGATCTACTACAACAAGCCAGCGAAATTATCGGAGAGCGCGGGGCTGACTACGGTGGAATTGAAGATAATTTTCAGCTTATTGCTGATCTGGCATCTCTGCGTCTGGGCCGCGATATTCACCCCTTTGAGGTAGCGATTATCATGGTCTGCGTTAAGAACGCTCGCGCGTTTAGCAGCCCGACGCATATCGACAGCCGCCTTGACGCGATGAACTATGAAGCATTTGCGGCGATGTTTGCTAATGATTATGCAAATCAGAAGGCCGCGACTGGCGCTAACATCGGATACAAAAAGCGCGCGGATTTAAAACCCGCTAAGAGAGAAGAGTTAAAGCCGACACGCCGCCCTGAGCTTGCCGTAATCGACGATAAACTGACCCGTTGGGGTTCCTCTGAGCCGCCGAAGCTCACTGGCGACAGCGCGCTGTTGAGCGACTGAATACTGAGCCAGGGGAGGGCAAGACCCTTCCCTGACTGTCTGGCAGCTAGAAAGCGCCGTTGTTGAGATCAGAAATAGTATCGTCAACGGTTTTAGGGGCCATAACGACATTAGTCTGTCTTTCTTTTAACTTAGCCGCAAGATCCATGCGACGCACGACTTCCTCGCGCCGGCCTCGATCATAAGCGTCAGCGATTAACATTTTAACGCCGCCGTAGAGCACCGTTAAAAATAAGCCAATTAAGATAGCAGTTGTCATGCGCCCGTGACGTTAAAATCTTTAGCGCCGATAAGACCGATAGCAATTAACGCAGCCTGAAGCGAAGGCCAGTCAAGCGTCTTAGTCTGCCACGCGTTGAAGAGAACGCCTACAAGAGTAAGGATTCCAGGGATCGTGGTTTTCCAATTCTTAATCATTCGAGTGTCCTCCTAAAATAAATGCCAAGCATAAATGCTAGTTTTGCACCGTATGAAATCGAAGCGGCAACCGCGACGATATATACAATTCTATCCAACAAGCGAGAGTATCTGCGCTTTAACGTCAGCGATACGTGCAGACCAGCCTTTGCCAAACGTAGACCAGATCGACAACGACTGCATGAACGCCAACCGCTTGTTCGTGACGGTCATCGCCACATAGGTCTTGGTAGCTTGGATTGTTGCAGGGCCGATTTGACCGTCCTGCGTAACGCCGACAACGGCCTGTAGTGTCTTAGCTGCACGGCTTACGCCGGAATTGACAGCAAAGTCGAACACAGCAAAATCAACGCCAGCGGGCAAAAGATCTCCAGAAATACGATCCCAGTATAAGTTCTTGTAAATCGCCGCAACTTCCGAATCAGCAATAGCGCGCACGCTCTGCGTTGGGAGATTCTGTGATTTACGCCAACTGTCATAGACCGCTTGCGTAACGCCCTTATTCGTCGGGCCGCCTGGATCTTTTGGATGGTCAACGTAGCCGCCCTCATATTTGAGAACCTGCTTAAGCGCCTGTGGATAGTTCTCTTTCATCGCCGGTCTGCTTTCTGGCTTACAAGATCTCGAATGGTGTCAAGTTTTGCAAACACTTGATTGAGCACGGTATTAAATTCTTCGCGTGTGATGTAACGGCCAGCAACAAGCACCTCGATCTCACCAACCTTTTCGGCCAGTTCTTTATCGGCGGCTTGCAAGTCTTTGACAGCGCCCCAGACGGTATTCAATACCCATCCGCCCAGGACGCCGATCACGCCAACGGCGACATCAAAAAATACTTGATATTCAGCCATCGGTGTCATCTCGCCATCGCGTTTCTGTTTTCGGGGTATAGTGAATTTTGCACTGACATAGCCCCCGTGATGGCGGCGCGACCTAAAGTCCGTCGAGTTGATTCAGGTGGTTTAGGTATAGCCTTTTGTGCGGCGCGTTTAGCTGCGCGATCAATCATATCAGCAAATCTATCGGGGTTTTTTATCATCGCATCGGCGATAATCGCTGCCGTTTTACGATCCGCGAAGTTTTGATACGCAGAATAAAATTTTTCTGTAAGTGTCATTTCGCGGCTTAACATGCCTTTAAACGCTGACCGAGGCACACCTTCTTTTTCAGCTTCCTCAGTAACCGCTTTAAATGCAGTTGGCGCAGGGCGCGCTTGTGCGAGCTTTTCAGCTTTATCCAGACGCGCTAATTCATCCGCTACAACTTTAAGATCGGTAAGTTGTTCCTGCGGAAAAGTGTCGGCTAATTTAATAACCATTTTACCTTGCGGCAAAGGCGCGGCTTTAGCTACTTCCTCTAACGCTTTTTGATTAGCAGCTAAATTTGTTAAACGCATATAATCATTGCGACCAATCGCCATGCGAATTGTATCGTCATTTTCACGCAAATATTTTAGCGCATCGTCAGGCTTTTTTGTTCCAATAAAGTTAATCGCGCGGTCTACTATCTCTTTATTGAACGCTTCGCGGGCTGGGCCTTCTAGCCGCTGCGTCAGTTCGCCCATGAGCCGCTTGTCGCCAAGAGCTGCCGTCGTAAGCGCCTTTGCGTCGGCATAGCCGCGAACTCTTGCAGCGCTATCTGTAAGCTCTTGTAAGCCAGTCATTAGCCGCTGCGCTTCCGCGCGGACAGGGCCAAACACTTCGTTAGCGTCAATACCCATAATCTCTAGTTGACGGGCATGTTTGCCTACAAAATTGTCAATCTTGCTAGGGTCTATTGCGCCAGTCGTAAAATCAACCGCATCTGCGCGGGCCATATCCTGAAGGCCCGATGTCATGGCCTGCCGTGCAACAGCATCATTACCAAAGGTTCGCGCGAACTGCGCGGCGTTATCTTCGTTTGCCAAAAACTTAGATACAGTTTGGCTTGGCAACAAACCCTGTTGGTTCTTCTTTGTTGTGCGTAGGATGTCAGTGACGATACCCTGTCTGTAACGCGGAACAAACTCCGTCCGATAAGTGTTCAGCGCGTTTTCATACTGGAACTTAGCCTGTTCAGGTATTGCGCGGCTGTCTCTGACTGCGGTGTCAATAGCGCCATGCAATTCATATAAGTCGCCCATTGGCTTACCGGCAGCTTGAGCGGCAGCGATGTCTTTATTCACAGATTTACGAACGCGGTCTAATTCGCGTAATGTCGCGCCGCGCTGTAACTCGTTAAGATCTCGAACAGTCCGCGTAGCTACGCCTAAAGGCACATCAGCTAATCGACCACCAAGAATATTTTCCGCCGTTTGGATAACGCCGCGTGTATCAATCCGTCTGTTACCAGCGGTTCTAAAAGCGTCTTCATATAAAGGCGTAATGCGCTGCTCACGAAAAGCATCGCGTGTCTCACCAAGACGCTGACTCAACGCCTCTCCTGGCGCAATCTGACCTGTAGCAGGCATCATCTCGCCTGTAGCGCCGAGCGCCTGACGACCCGCAGCCTCTTCAGTCGCATATTGACGCAATAGCTGATTGCGCGTCTCGCTTAACTGCGCCCGCGCTTGCGGAGACATTAACGCGCCTTGTTGCTGTATCTGTGCGTCAATTCGTGCAAGCTGATCTTTAATTGCCTGTAACCGCGTTTGTTGTGCAATTAACGCTTCTCGCCCCGCTGGCGTAGATACAGAGGAAAGACTTGCTTCGCGGGCGGCTAATCTAGGCTCATACAGTTCAGCTTCAGCTAATCGCTGGGCCACTGTAGCTGTTGGAGCGCCCGGAGTTACAGGAATATTAGCCCGCGCAGCTCCTGAAACAGCTTGCGGATTAGTCATCACGTCGCCGTATAACTGATTCTCTACAACTCGTTCTGCCGCGCGTTGACTGAATGGCGCGAGCACAGAAGGCCCAGCGCGCTCCATTATAGCGCCAACGCCACGCACACCCAATTCAGGTATGGCCGCAGGGCTTGTCATACGCGACATTGTTGACAGCGCACCGCTACCAGATAAACCCCCGATACCGCCTGTAAGAGCCGACACGCCAGCCAACGCACCAAAAGGATCTTGTTTAGCAAATGTCGCGCCGCGTTCAATAGCCTCAACGGGGCTCATAACAGCGCGATTTATTTCACGCGATACGGCTGAAGGAATTTGTTGTATTCCTTTCAACGCGGCTGCGCGGCCCTCCGGCGTTGTAAGTCCAATAAGCCCTTCAGCAATGTCATATCCTTTTGCGCCAAGCCCGACGGCACTTTCAGGGATGTTTCCTATTGCTTCTCCTACACCACCGACAAATTCTTCGGGTGAAATAGCTAGTCTTTCAGCAACATTAACCAACTTTTTGCCCGCTGGCTCCGCGGCGCGGTAGACATCTTCAAGAAAACCTACTTCGCCTCGCGGCGCTGGCGTTGCTACAGTTAAACCAAAATGATCTAATATTTCAGCGTCAGTATGACCGGCTTCACGCGCTTTAGCGCTTTCAGGCCGTGACAAAAGATATTGACGGATCTCTTCATCAGAGTGACCCGCATCTTTAGCTGCTTTAATACTGGCGGCAAAATCAACCATTTTGACTCACTTAAAAAAATCGCCGACATTTGATTTAGGTGCTTCGCCAGCTTTACCGCGCGGCATAGTTTGCGCTGTAGGAGCACCACCGCCAAGTAATTTCTTTAACACATCTATAGAGGCGTAACCTTGACTTAATGCTTTAACGCTATCTGGATTAAGCAGAGCTTGGTCGAGTTTTTCCGATTCTTTAACAGCGTCCATCTGCGTGACGCCCATTTCAAGACCTTTACGAAGCTGCGCTTTAAGAACCGTAGACGCTGTGCGAAGCGCTGCCAAACGCGCGTTTACTTCGGAATCGCTTAGATTGCCTAATGCTTGGCCGGTCGGACTTTTACGAAACGCAGCTTTCCAATTTTCGGATGTTGTCGCGCCTGCGCGGGGTATGCCGCCTGCTTCAGCAAGACCCGTTAATTGTTCATCAATAACACTTAAATTGTCACCTATATCCATACGCGCTGACACTTTTTCGCGGATCGGCCCTGGTGGTAATTGTTTAAGCTGTTCGTCGCGCATAAGTTGTTTTTGAATAATAGGATCAATTTGTTGCTGGCCCATGTCCGTAACTAAACGACCCATATTATTAACGCCTCTTTGAGGCGATAACGCATTAGTAGGCGGCAGATATTGTGGTTCTGTAGCTATTGGTGGTTCGCCAAATCGACCCGTAGGCGTAACAAGAACGTCTCCTGTTTTCATCCCAGATATAGGTTTACGCGCTTGTAGTCGTTCTTCCGGCGTTTCCATAAACCCTTCAAGAGCTTTCATATCTGGTTGAGCGCCAAGACGTTTTTGCGCGTATGGCGGAAGCTCTTGATATATCTCAGCATACCGAGCAGACATCGTTTCAGGATCACGCGCCATGACCGCGGGAGTGATAAGACGTTGAGCCAGTTTAACATCTTCGGCGGTTGCTTCAGAAGTAGCTTTACGTCCTTCTCCAACTGCCTTTTGTCTTTTATAAGGTTGTAATTCTTCCTCGCGGCGTTCCGAACCGCGCAATGCAGCTTCTCTCGCTTGTTCGGCATACATGCCTGAGTAAGGCGTCATAAATTTAGCAAACGTGGTGGGACTTCTTTGAGCTAATCCAGCAAGTGTAGTCCGCGCAAAAGGATCCATTCCTGGCTGCGAATAATACTGGCGAACCATTTCATCTTCGCGCCGAGCGCGCTCATATTCTTCCAATTGCTGTTGCGCTAATTGTTGTTGTGTAGCGCGCGCGCCCATCATCTGGTATTGCGCCAGCATGTTCGTAAAGTCAGTGGGCGTATTCGCTAGGGCGTTGCGAGAGGCAATTGTATAATCAATCGGCATTTAAATCACCCTACCCTTGGCGCGCCAAATGTTGGCACGCCCATAAATCCGGGGCTGTATCCTGGCGCATACGTCGGCCCTCCGCTCAAGTAACCTACCTGCGACGGAGCGTATATAGAAGATCTACCTTGAGGCGCAAAACGATCCGCCATGCCATATGCCATCATAGCGTTAACTGGCGTGTTAAGCGCGCTCTGAAGCGCTGACGCGCCGCCCATGTAACCTGAAGCGCGGGCAGACGCTGCGTTCTCCATGCCGGTCGCATACGGATTAGCTGCCGCTAAAGCCGTCATTTGAGGGCTTGCAAGCCCTGTATACGCGCCTGCTATTGTGCCGCCAGCATTAGAAGCTAGATTACCGAGATTAGCTCCAGCCGTCGTTGCAGCCTGTCCTAAATTAGCGCCGGTGCTAAATGCACCTTGAGCGATGTTGCCGCCTGTAGTCAGCGCGGCTTGGCCGAGGTTAGCGCCGGTCGTAAATCTATTACCGGCTAATTGATTGCCTGTAGTTCCTGCAAGTTGGGATACTGTCCCCGCCGCGCCTGCGCCTGTGCCAGCAATATTTTGCAGCCCTTGGGTAACAGCTAACCGATTAGCCATAAAACGATTATAAGCATTGCCATATTCTTGACTTGCTAAACCTTGACCAAAACGCTCGGCTGCTTTTAATGCGCCGCCTGACCCCGCTGTGCCGCCAGCGCGAGCCATATTGAGCATAGATTGTTGACCCTGTTGTTTAAGAAATTCATACGCAGGGTCTAATTGAAGTTGTTCATACGTAGGCTGTTGTGTATATTCGCCGCCCTGTCCATACAGTGCTGATAGACGATTAATTGCGCCTGCGCCCGTGGTCGTATAAGGCTCTTGAGCTGCTACGCCTTGGCCGTAAAATTGGCGGGCTATATCTTCGCCCTGTTGGGCTTGGCCTAAAATATCTGCGCGGCCACGGCCATAATAATCTGTTAGCGCCCCAGCGCCTCTACCATAATAGTCCTCTAAATCCTGTCGGCCTTTGCCATAAAACTCTCTTACGTCGCCAGTGCCTTTATCATAAAATTCACGGCTTGCCGCTGCGCCTTTCTCGGCCATCTGGCGCGCTTGCTCAAGCGCTTGTTGTTGAGCGATATAACCCAACATGCCACCCGTTTGAGCGGCCTGCGCCTGTGTGCCTGCCGCACGCTGTGAAGCCGCATAGCCAGCCCCGCTACTGAGCGCGCTTGCTGCGGTGCTTCCTAAAAGGGCTAGTGTGAACGGATCCATAATGCCTCTTTATATCATGAGTTACTTAAAAATCTAACTGTTGGTGCCTGTGCAACGCCAACGACCTCATTACGGAATGACTCAGTTGCCGCTGCGCCCTGACGGACTTCTTTGGCGACTTCAATCTGAAGCATAGGTAGCGCCGCCACAGCGCAAACCCACTCGTCTACTTCTTTGCCCGTGTTGGGGTTTGTGCCCCGTAACAATGTGAACCACGCGCATTTTAACTGCACGCAGTCTTTCTTAATCAAAGGGCAAAAAGTTCCGTTTTTCAGTTCCATGTTAATTCTTCGTTGCGATGATTACGTCTACATACTGAACAGCAAGATTAATACTTGGTGCGCTGAAGCCGTGAGCGTGGCCACCCCCGCCGCCCGTATTGGAGATAGAAGTGGATGCGCTAAGACTGGCATATCCAGTGCCTGTGGTGCCTGTCTGATTACCAGTATATGAAGCGCCAACAGCAAGACCACCTGAACCACCAGCGACAATAACGCCGCCGAATGTATGAGTATGTCCGCTGTCTGATACCGATGTAGACGCGCTATGGTTATGTGAAGGTATATCAGCGGTCGTCAGTGTATAGCTGGCAACAGTGCCAGTGACAGCTTGAGACGCAAAAGCCGTTGTGAAAGCTACCGAACCGCCTGACGACGCTGCGCCAGATACGACGCGGAGCGCTTTGTTGTCGTGCGTGGTTGATTTCGTCCAGCCTGTCGGAGCGGTCGTTTGAGCAAACAACATCGCCGTGCCGGACGGTATATTCGCCCATGCGCCGGTAAAGCTAGTCGCCGTAACAGATCCAGTAAAGGTAGATCCGCTAGAGTTAATAGTAAGCCGCGTTCCGGCGTTAGTCTTAACCGTAAAATTACGGTCGTCGCTTACATCAAATATAGAGTCTGTAGAATCCGCTGACATGACTGTGCGAGACACGCCGCCAGATGTCGAGATCTGAATAGCGCCGCCAGCTACGTCAATAGCGTTTGCGGGTGTTGCGGTGCCAATACCTACCTGACCTGTCGTGTCAACAACAAATGGCGATGAGTCAGGATCGGCTGAATCTTGCACTCTGATAGCCGCGCCTGCGCCCGTTTGCGTAACGAGAAGCGCTGGGCCGGAGGTATTGGCCGAGATCGTGACGTTACTGGAAAAGACCGGCGACAACGCCGTCGATGGCGCGGCGATATTATCGACCGTCCAAATCTCAGTGCCTTCGGAGTTTGTCAGTTTAAATTTATAGTTAGCCGACGACAACCAAATATTAGCTTCGCCACGCGAATCCAACACAATAGGATTGCTGTTCGCCGTCGCTGCGGTTGAGTCCGTGTAGGTCGCCTGCGGCGTGGTCGTGCCAGCTTCATAAGTATAGAGAAAACCGCCTGCCAGCGGTATGCCTGCGGCGTCAATAAACTGAGCTTTAGCGGTGGGCGATACAACAGCCATTTAGACACCTACACAACTTGTAACGGTCAGGATGACCGAAGGAATAGCGGGAACTGGACTAGAGGCAGCCACATACGGAATTGAGACATTTAAATTGCTAGAGGAATAGACCAGCTCAAAATAATCGCCTGTCTGAAGGTTTAGCACGAAATTCCATGCGGCGACAATCGCGTCGTTAGATCCGCCGGTTAATGTCACTTCTGTCGCCGAATCATCTACATTGATACCGTTTATTCGAGGCCATATATAAACGCGCTTAGTGCCGCCTGCCGTATTATGTATTTGCGCGGAAAACTGAAAATTATATGTAGCTGTATTGTCTACATAAACGCGAGACGTTGGTGTGCCGATATAAACACCATAAGTCAAATCGGATCCGTCGGCGCGGGTATAAGTGTTGTTGAAGGTTATTGCATACGCTGTGTTAATGACAGCGGGCGTAAACGTCGCCGTGCTATAAAATGACCCATATCGGCGACCAGCTTCGAGAGCTTGGTAAGTATTAAAGAACCAACGATACCACGGGCGGTTAACAAACCCCGTAGCGTCATCGTTCATCTTAACGCGAGCTGCGGGGATCTGTGTGTTATTATCGACCAGATTAGGCATTGGTCGGACTCGCGTGCAACTCAGCCCCCATAATGGCGATCTGGACAGGATCAGTGCCTGATATCTCGTAGACTCTATCGCGGAGTTTCATTGTCATGCCAAGCCGCCGCCAGATTGTGCGGTAGCCCGTCTGACCGATCTTACCCATAGATTTCCAGTGCTCATTAGACCATGTATGCCCGCCATCATCCGACCAGCGTAGCATAACCTGCGGATCCGCGCCGACGGTTAAATTATACTGAGCATAATCGCGGATCTTTAAAGCAGACCCAGCGCGGTCAAGAATGAAATCGTTAGCGCGATCATAAATGTAAATAATAGCATTGACTTCCTCTTGGCTGTAGCCAGACAAGCCAACACCGGCCTGACAGTCGAGCTGAAGACTATGTTGCGTCGAGCGGTTTAGATTGTTCTGGCCTGTAGGCAGAGCGCGCCATGATCGTAGCCATTTCTGCGTTGTGCCTGCTTCTGAATAGATTGTTGGGTCATATGCAAAGATTTCGCCTGTGCGGTAGTCGCCGATGACGATCTCATTGTTGAAGTTCATCTGACAATTCCCGCGTGTGCGGGTAAAGTCATTATTTTCCCAGCCAGCGCGCTCATGCCAAGCGCCTGTCGCTACGTCATAAACCCATGTCGTGTTAGCGTTAGGAAAGTTAAGAACATAGAAGCTATGGCCGTCCTGTTGATAGGTGTAGCCCACAGCGTCAGATAACGTCGAATATTGTTGAATCTGCCATTCGACCGCATGAGTCGAAACGCGCTCGCCTGAGTAACCTTTAGAACGGTAGACGATACCATTACCGCGCGCGTCAGCGCCGAGCCAGAATAGGCCGTTGTCGAGCTTGGCGACTGAATAAGCCGCAAGACAACCTATTTCGTTAAATGCGCCTTGGATACGCGCTAACGGAAAATCGGGCAAACCGGCGTCATACCAGACTTCGACTGAGTTTGTTCCAAATAGCCATACTTCGCGATGGTCTACGATTAGCGTAACAAGATTATCGGGAGAGCCTTCCGCGCTGGCAAAATAGAGCGGGTCAACCGTTGTGGTGTTTGAATCCAAAACCCAAAAGATCTGGCTGTCTGGCTGGTTATACACAAACCAACCGTCAAGAAAGCCACAACCAACAGCGCCTGCGAAGGGTGAAGTAAGTTGCGTCAGGAAAGGCGTAAAGGTCAGCGTGACGCCAGTATTGGTAGCCGTAGCTGCGGCAGACAACACGAATGTCGTGGGGTTGGTTACGCTGGCTACCGTTGCGCCGGTTGGGATACCTGTGCCGGACACTGGCTGACCAGGGTAAAGATATGTTGTATCGCCGCCCGATACGGTCGTGCTTGCGTTCGTGGTATTAAAGGGCAGCTCTTGATAGGTGCTATTATAAATGTAGCCGTTCGTTCCGGCGGCAATAAACATCTGCCGACCATTGTCGGTCATGTTGACTTGACTTGATCCTGAGACGGTTCCTATTGCGGTATAATTCCAATCAGAATCAATACGGTAGAGCGTTGTCGCCGATACAGCGTATCCATAAGCTGTAGTTGCTGATTCGCCAGGAGCCGGATCTATGGTGTCGCTTGTAAACGTCCACAACCCGCGAACTGGCCCTGCGCCTAACGTCTGAAGAAACCGCAGTCCTGGCGCGCGTTGTAGCCACGCAGGCTGCTTACCGCCTTCAGGCACAACTTCAGGAAAAAGATTAATCATGCGATTGTCAGCCGCATTTGGACTGCGGGTGACATAACTAGAGCCAAGAATAGGCGTTGCGACCATCAGTAGTTGCCCGCATAGATGTTATAGCGCTGACGTGTGCCGACAATGCTGTAAGGCAGAGCCATGATGTCGTCAGGGTTATTGATGCGCTTCAGATTGCGCTTGCTATACATGGCGATCCGGCTGACCGTAGGCGATGGCTCGACGCCAAACTCAGGGGCCAGCTCGCAAGCCAGATTGTAGCGGAACGCCCGCAGATACCCAGGCGGGAAAAGGATCGCCGTTGCTAGATTAGCAGGCTGCGATAGCTTTTCTACTGAAATGAAATGCCATTCTAACAGTCTTAAAGGGACTGGATAGATGACCATATCAATGTTTGGATAGGTCATATTGGTGAATATGACCTGTGGGTAAGTAGACGTTACGGTCTTAACCGCAATGCCGTCATACTGTTGCTGATTGATAAATTTAATGCCGTAAGAGACGTTAGTCTGTGGATCGCGGAAGTAAGTCGCGTCATCCAGCAATACAGGACGTAAACCCACAAAGTCGCCGGTCGGCCCCAGCGTGCGGTTGCGCTCGCCTGACGGCCAATTGAATACTTGATCTTGAGTTGAGAACACCGACAGTCGTTCGGTATTCCAACTGTCGATCATTTGATTTAGAGCAAATAGCGCGTCATTCGCTGTCTCTGACGAGGGCGTTTCGCCTTCGGCTAACACTCCGAGGAGCCTCAACGCCCCCACTATCTGATCGTAGCAACTGTATGTCGTCATCAGGGTCGAACCTCTCCCAGCCGTTCTCTATATCGGCTTCGGCCTCTAGGTCGAGACACGCCACTTTAACCCCATGTTCAGGGTGTTTCAAATAAATAACAGCCATTTGTTACTTTCTATAAAAATACAGCGGCCCGTAGGCCGCTATATGTTACGCGACTACAGGAAATTCCCATTTGCCGCCTACTGACGTGAACAACTTGCCCGCGCCAGTAGCGTTAGTCGTTGTTGCCAACGACCCCGCAGGAGCAGTTGTGGTAGTCGTTCCAGCCGTAATAGCGGTAGTCAGGAAATACAAACCCGCCGTTGCGTTAGCAACAACAGGGCCTGTAGTAGCCGTTGACGTGAACGTGCCTGAGACAGTAGCTGTCGTCAGAGTCGCGCCGGTAATCGTAGGAGCCGAGAGAGTGCCTCCGCTGATCGTCGCGCCCGTAATGGTTGTGCCACTTACGAGTTCGGGATCAGAAAAGGCAACACCTACAGGTTTTGTGTTTGGCATTGCCTTTATCCTTTATTAAGAGATCCGATACAGCGCCCAAGTGCCGACGCCGGTTTTACGGGCGCGGTAAGCTTGTGTCGTGCCAGCCGTAGCAGCAATCGTCATCAGACCCTGACTGCCGGAGGTGCCAATTGACCAGCCGGTGTTTGTCGTGATCGTGATAACGCCAGAGCTTGAGCCGTCTACGTTGATTACGGAGAAGTCAAAAGATGCGCCGACTTTAACAGCCGAGGGAAGCGCAGCTTCGAGATCAGCAACCGTAGGAAGCGTATAAGCCGCAGCGCTGGTTCCTGGCGAGCCAAGCAAAATGCCGTTAAGCACTTGAGCGGCGGTCAGGGTAGCCGTAACCGTAGCGGTTGCAGGCGCAGGGGTTGCAAAAAAATCGGTTTCAGCAAGATTGCCGTCACCGAACTGATAGCCGCCGCTGCCATTTGGAATAGCACCGTAAGGGCCAAACGTCTCAAGCGGATAAGCCGCATTTGCAGTCGTAGTCATGGATTAAACTCCAAAAGAGATAGAAAAGGGCGGCTCCGTAGAGCCACCGCTTATTAGCCCCAAAGGCGAACGGCCATCTGCGGACGAATCACGCTGTAGCCATAGAGCACGTCAATACGGCAAGGCAAACGGTCGTTGTTGATGTCATACTGACGAACAACGCGTAAGCTGATGCCATTGTGAACTTGACGGCTTGCCATATCGACGCCCTGCGGAAGCAGAAGGTCGGCGGTGGCGAAGGTGATCGCGTCGCGGTGATAGATCAAGTTCTGTGGATACTGCGTAGAAGCAGCGCCGAGGAACGTGACAGCCGCGCCGGAAACCGGCAGAGCGTCAACCGTAGCGAGAGCCTGAGAAGCCGAATACATCGCAGGAACAGTAACCGAAGCGGTCGTTGACGCCGTAACGTCAGCAAGAGCTACGAACTGATACAGCGAGCCGGTTGACTCACGGGTCTGTGGGTTGACAGCGTAGACGTTAGCGATGGTGAACACGTCGCCAGCTTTAATCGTCGTGGTCGTAAGACCAGTCAGAACAACAGTCGTTGAACCTTCGGTCGTGACTGAAGAGCTAACAGTTACGGTGCCAGCGCGTGAGCCGGTCGTGAACTGCTTGATTGACTGAGACATATTCAGCTCGTCGTAGCCGAGGATGCCTTCGCCAAATACGCCATTCTTGAACTGTTTCGAGATAGCTGAAACAGGGTTAAAGAGACCTTTCATGCCTTCGATCAACGCAGCGTTAGCGGCTGGGTTAACAGTGGCATAACGTGGGCTCATCACCGCAGCGTTCTCATTAAGCTTCTGTTGAGCTTGCAACAGAACCAAGGACGTAGCAGGCGTGGTGCCTGGCGTGCCAACTGAGTTGCCGATGTATTTAAAGCTGTTCGCAACGTCGGCGTCGATTGAAGACGCGAGCTGCGAAATACGAGGCTTCAGAACACGTTCAGCGAAGTCGTCCAACTGCATCGTGAGTTCGGCGGTCG